TTGTCGGCGACAGATGTCAAGCAGTACATTCGCTACCTCGCAGACAGACGTTTACTGCAACTTGGTCTCAAGACGAACTGGAAGGTTAAGGAGAATCCTCTTCCGTGGATGGAAGAGTTACTAGGCGGATCGTCTATTAGTAACTTCTTTGAGAAGCGTGTCACAGACTACAACGCACATGGACTAAAAGGAGAGGATTGGGGATGGTAGTAGCAAGATTTCATCATGTATTTGGACTGTCAGCAGAAACAGTCGAGTCTCAACCAGTGCTAGGTTGGAAACATGGAGAGGACATTGATGATGCCCAAGTGTTCTTCTTCGATGGATTTATTATTAATATCCCCTTTGTTAAAATTATGATCGGGGATATCTTTGAAGTCTTTGACTAATCTTTACTAGCTCTCCAGCGACTTGCCCCCTTCATTGGGGGCTTTTTTATTGTGCTGTCCCTTGAATAGCTTCTTGGTACATGCTCTGAATAAACTCTTCAGCCTTCTTAGCTGAGTCGTTTTCATCCCGGGCAAAGTAGATAGCTGGTAAAGTTGCTAACGTCTGGATACGACCTAACCCAACCATAGTCCGTAATAATCGCATCTCTTTTGGCGACAATGCATTGGCCTTACCTTTCAAGATCTTGGTTAGGACAGTTTGAGACTTTGGATTGGTTGCAATAAATGCCGCCGCTTCCGGCGGTATCTTTCCAGACTTCATCATCAGCATTAGCTTTGTAGCGGCTTCAGAGACATAACGTCCTTTCGGGCCTGCCGCAGAACCAACGACCTCAGAACCAAGCTTTGCTAATCGATAAGCGTTTCCACCTGAGATGTCTGCAACGTCAACCGGGTCGATGCGTTGAAACACGCCTTCTAAGCTGTCAATAAATCTCTGAAGCTGTGAAAAGCCCTGTGTTGCCGAAGTGTCACCAAACAGCATTTCATTTTCCATCATCTTTGTTGATGCTTGGCGTAGTTTCTGTAAATCAACATAGCCTGTTTTCGGGTCTTTCAAGCCTTCCATCATTTGATTAAACATGACCTGTTTCATCTCAGCCCATAGAGCAGGGTTCTCTTCTTGTACAATCGAAGACATAATCTTTACTTGGCGTGGATCACCTTTGATGGCATCAAATGCTTCTAACATCGCCTGTGGTGTTGCATACTCAGGTTCTATATTAAAGAACTCTAGCAAGACCCCAGATGAATCGTCTTTCAAGGCTGTAATTCTAGCTTTAAAGTTGTTTCTAGCAGTCTGTAAATTTTTGACTTGCTCCGCTGATAGTTCCTCAGATCCTTTTGCAATACGGTCTAGTGATTTATCAAAGATCTTCATCATTCGTCTAGCTACAGTTTTAGCAACCCCAGGATTTAGATCATCAAAGCCTGCAATAGTACCTTTCCATGCAATAGCTCCTAAATCAGCCATAACCGCTTGAATCTCTCTAGCGTTTACTTCCCTGATTTCTCCCTTTTCGGTTAAGATTTTTTCACGAATCTTTAACAGCGTATTCTGAGAATCAGCTTTTAGTCTAGTATTTAAATCAAACTCGACCATTAATGCGTCAATGTCGTCTACAACGTCCTGCATGTCAAACTTAATGCTTGGATCAATCTTGCCAAAGTCTGCGGCATTCGCTTTTGTAAAGTCTTCCATCCGCTTCTTAGACCAACCTTTATAAAGGCTTACAATGCGATCTTTGACTTCTGATGCTTTCTTAGACCCTGAAGGTACACCAGCCATCTTACGCATGGCTTCTTCGATCTGTTGTGCTTGCTTGATATCCGCTTCACGCCACAGAGCTGTGTTAGTACGGACACCTCTTTCTGTTTCAGGTGAGTAAAGTCTTCCTGCTTCTTCTAGAGCTAGTACACGCTCTGCTTCAGCTAACTTCTCGATACGCTTCGCAGGATTTGTTTCAGCCAGTGCCGCCCGGTACATAGCCTGACCACGGGTTTCAGTAATGCCAAATTCGTTAGCCATTTGCTTTGCCATGCGCTGTGCATCACTGTCAATGGCATCGACTCTTGTAACAGCTCCTTGACCTCTGCCAGAACCCGGCACAGCAGGAATCAACTTAGCACCCGGTACACGCCCTGCTGTAGCGGCACGAACCTCTGGTGCGGCTCCAGCGACCATACCAAGCACTGCGTTCTCTTCACCGACTCGCCCAGCTAAAGCGCCCTGAGCAGTCCGTGCGGCGGTTCTAAACAGGCCTCCGCCGCCTAACATAGGTAAAGACTCCATACCGTAGTAAAGGAGCTTCTCGGCCTCTGTAGCGTCTTCTGGGAGCTTTGCATCAAGCTTTGTAGCGGCTTCTTCATAGGAAGGGAAGAAGTCTGATACGGGGTTGGTAAAGTCTACGTCTTGGCCGGACACATATTCATAGCCCATTTCCGCCAATGCAGGTAGTTCTCTAGGCAGTGACACCAAACCAGCGACACCGCTTTTTAGACCTTTACCGACTATTGTGTTAGTATAGTCAAAAGCGCCGCCTCGACCAAATTCACCTAAGAAGTTAACTCCGTCTTCGCCGATAATACTTTTCGCCGCAGACGCAAACACATCCTGCACAGATGACTCTTTAACAGCCTGCTTCCCTGCTTCCTTCTTCTTGAGTTGAGTCCCTACCGTGGGCTGACCTAAGAGACGTTGTAGTTCTTCTTGCGTGATTCCCATACTATCGCATTCCTAGTTTTCGTTCAATAATAAGTTGAAGCTTCTGTTGCTCTGGAGTAAGTTGACCGTTGACATTGTATTCCCGTAACAGGATGTTGTAAACGTACCGTAGCTTTTGTTGCTCAGTCATTCGAGCTACCCTGCCTTCTTTACCAATTGGGAATGTCATGTCATTGATTATCATTCCTTCGATTGCGGCGTTAAAGTTTGCCTCTAATTCATTCCGCTTTCGAGTGGCTTCTCCTAATCGTCCTGCCATTGCCGCACGTTCGGCTACAGTCAAATCAGAAGCCACAGACAAGTCAGATTGTATCTGTTGGGTTAAGCGATCTAATTCCTCAATAGAGTCTGGTAAAGGTTGAGTACGCATACCCTCATCAACACCTACCTCTTCTGCCGTGGCAGTGGTAACGCCCTGTGTAGATCGTTGAGGCGCTGGTGTAGCTGTTTCTGTAACAACGGCTTCAGGCTGTACCACGACTGGCTCTTGTGCCGGTGCTGGTGTAACAACTTCACCAGTCTGTGTTGTAACTGGCACTTGTCCTTGTGTCAGGTCTGGGAAGTCGCTGTCACGTACTAACGGCCCACTTTGGAACTCATCCTCTGGAATCGGCGTTCTTGCCGCTACAACATTTGCTTCAGCATACAAGTCTTCCAAAGCCTGCCACACAGGTGATTCGTATGGAGGATCGACCAAGCTCTTATGCTTTTTCAAGTGCTTAATCTTTGCTTCCGCATCAGCTTTCAAGAACTTGGCTTTCTCTTCTAAGAATGACGCAATCTTTTCAATTGCTTCTGGTTGGTTCGTAACTGCTGGTAAAGTCTTCATCAAGAATTCACGGTCAGCGTTCGATGGGTTTGTACCAAGATTCTTGATTTGCTCCAACATCAACTGTCCAATAATAGACTGTGCCGCCTGTGTATTCCCTGCTAACTGACTCCACCTGCTGTCGCCTTCAGTAATACCAACAGCACGTGCAAAGGCTTGCATACCTGTTATTGCTTCTGCACCAAAACCAGTGTTAATGTTTTGTATGTTATTAATAATGTTCTTACGAATGGTGTAAACTGAGCGAGCATTTCGGGTTGCGTTACTAAGTTGATCGGAAATGTCGTTCAATGCTTTGTTATACCGGGTTTCTCTCAACTTAGCCGCTTCAACTTCACCAGCTTCCTGCGCTTCCCGATCAGCCACTTCTTTAGAGCCAAGACGGAAGGCTTCTTCAAGCTGTTGTTGTAGTGCCGCTTTAACAGCCGGATCAGTAGTCCTCTCAATCTGCATAATCAAGCGACGAATGTTCGTAGCCTGACTACCGTACTGAACAAAGCTGATAGCGCCATACTTCGCTGTTGCGCTATCCATCAAGTCTTTTTCGACTGCCCTAGCTTTCTCTGCCGCCGCTAATGCCGCCTGCATCATGCCTTTCTGACGTAGTTGCTCTGCAAGGTCACGGTAATACTGTGATGTACCGGGAGGACTTGCAATGTTAGACATGATCTCTTGCGTCTGTCTTGCTCTTTGCATTTCAGGAGTAGCTCCACCAAACAAGGTGTTCCCGATCTGTGAAATACCAAGATACATCTGCTGTGCCGCAGGTGTGCCAAAACGCTGAGACTCTTGTAAGATGCGTTGTCTTTGTGCTTCTCTTACTTGCTCAGGACTGGTAAAGAGTCCCATGATTTGTGATTGCTCTGCCATTGTTAATCCTTATGCCCAAGTTTGAGACGGAGGTGCTTGCGCTCCAGTTGGAGTAAAGCCGCCCCCGGACGGACTTCCAAACCCTGCCCCGGAGCCGCCCATTCCACCTGAAAATAAGCCAAGACCACCACGTAAAATACCCCCATAACCTGCATACTTAGCTTGCTCCATGGCCGCTAATTCGCCTGCAATCCCTGCCATGACCTTTGCAGGATCAACCAATTGATCATACCTAAATCCAGCCTCTTCAAGACCACGGCCACGCTCTTGAGTACTGAGGTCATACCCAGTTCTCATCAACCCCATACCAATGTCGTCGATTCCGGTTACCTGCGCTAGGCCTGCTCGATATGGAGACAATGCGTCGCTAAAGCCTCCTAAAGCTGTTCGCGAAGAACCAAACAAGCCCCTAGCCTGACTTAGCTGTTGATTAATATCCCCCATCGCCCGGTCATATGACTGAAACGCAATTTGCTTATCCATCTCAGCTTCTTCAGCCACCCTTGCCGCCGCTATTGGATTCACGATAGCGCCTGTACCAGTCTCTACGCCAAGTCCTGTCAATCCTTTAGCCGCTAAGTTGCCATACATACGCTCTGCCGATTCAGCTCTGCCCGGAGCAAGGATTTCTTGCATTCTAGACATGCGTAGCTGTGCCGCCTCTGTCGGGTCTAAGTTCAAAGATGATAAAACATCTTGACCCATACCAAAGTACTGATCAGCTAAATCCGCTGATCGAGCACCATATGCTAAAGCCTGATCAAGCTGTCCGGGTAAGACACCAAGTAGGCGACTTTGAACACCTGCTAATCTAGGGTCGAGAGTAAAACCAGCGTCTGTTAAACGCCCTGTTTCAGGATCTACTTCAAATCTTGAACCACCTAACGCAGATCGGAACCCAACCGGGGTAAATGCAGATGCATCGATTTGATATTGTGATCCAAGGCGGTAAGCTTCAGCAAGTTGTTCAGCCGCTTCACGTGTCATTTTCTGAGAGCGTTTAGCTCCCATAATGTTACCGCCACCTTCTAACATTCCGCCAATAACGCCTCCGACAGTGCCTCCCATAGGGCCACCAACGGCTGTTCCAAGAATGCTTCCTAAAGCTCCTAACATCTTACTTTCCTTTAGTACTTAATACATGCCAACAATGCGACGTTTGTTGGTCGAGTTTCAGTAGTTGACACAGTGCTTGCATCGGCTGTAAATCCAGCAACCTTATCAACTCCAAAGTTACTCCTTTCTCCAGTGTTAGAACTTTCAATACCAGTCCCATCACCTGTTCCATCACCGACAGATACCCGATCTACAATTTCTAACCCGGCATGATACTCCGAATCACCTAAATCGGTAAAACCTGTCGGAATAACTTCAGATGCCATGTAATGATAGTGATCAGTAACCGAGTCATCTTGTTGGCTACCAAATGTGCGTCCTGCGTCCACACCTACAGAAGCATCAGCGTTGTAACCACGTATAAACTGGCCGACAAGATCAGGAAGATTGAATGTGGTTGACCCGTCACCAGTACCAAACGTTGTCCCAACAGCGGCGAACAATTCAGAATAAGTTGTACGGCTTACTGCCGATCCATCACAGACTAAATATCCTGTTGGAGTAGAGGACATTGCAAAATAAAACACTGCTCCGGCTGGCACAACCGCCGCCTTTACAAACGCTGTGGTCGCAAGTTGTGTGGTATTAGTACCAACAGATGCAGTGGGTGCAGATGGTGTACCAGTCAGTGCAGGCGAGTTTAAATCGGCTTTAGTTGCCATAGAATCAGAGATTAGATTAAATTCGTTATCAATCTCTGTGCCTTTGACTTTCTTGTTTGCATCGCCGACAGGAAGACTATCCTTGGCCGCAAAGTTAGTTGCTTTAACGTAATCACTCATGAGATTAATTTTCCATTCTTAGCAAAAATGTCTATTTTTTGAATTGACAATGAACCACCACTAATGTTTGATTCGATTCCTAATTGCAATACAGCACCTCGGCCACTTGCATTAAATGAGATAGTGTCTAGTACCAAACCCGAAGAGTATTCTGCTTCGTTATCGATATTGTCATCAGAGAAATACTCATCGACACCATATTCGTATGTACCGCCTTCTTTTAGCTTAAACGAAGATGTTTCATAGTCAATGTCGTAGTCAAATGCCCACTTCATAGCGGCATCCTGTCCAGCCGCCCCAAGCGTTGATAGACGTATCTTTTTCAACATAGTCTCTGAAGCGGCATTCCCGAAGTCAATGTAGCTAGTGTAGTAAGACAGTCGATATGTTGTACCGTTGTCTGCATAGCCTGAGTATTTACCTACATAGCCTGTTTGACCTAGTAACAGATCGTTGTTGCGAAGTACACAATAAGCTGATGGGGTAATGTTATTCCAGACTGTTACCCTTCTGCTACCGTCTTGTAAAGGCGCTCTCATGTCGAAACAGTAAGTAAAGCCTGTTGTAGGTAAAGTTAACAAGTAAATCGCATCTAAAGGAGAATAGACTGCCTTGATTCGGTATTCATTCTCGCCATTAGCAAACTGTACCAGATCATCTCTAATATTTCTTGAAACATCACCGATAGGAGATGATACTTCCTGAATAGTTCGTCCAACAGTTCGGACACCTTCAGATGACAAGAAGACTACATCAGTACCTACGTTCTGCACGGAGTCTCTAGCAATACAGCCAATACCTTTAATGTGGTCTGACAGTTGGAAGTTAAAACCAGTTGGATCTTCAGCGCCACTAAAGAATGCAATATTCCGCTTTCCAAAGATAACCAAGCGACCGTTGTATGAAGTAATTGCTGTGACGTTATCATCTTCACCGAAGATTTCACGCATATTAATGTAGCCTGAGCCAACACCTGTGAAGCTCTGCGGTTCTAAAATCTTACTCCAGTACACAGTACTGTCTTCACCTACCCAAACCCTGTTAAAACACGCTGAAACGCATGTGGGGTTCGTAAAGTTTACTCCAGAGTATTCTTTGTAGGTATCTGCCGCCGCATCATAGTAAACAGGTACATGACCGTCCTGTACAAATACAGCATGGTTGTTAAACGTTGCAATCTGCCAGTTGTCACTAGTGATTGTAATTGCCGAAGCGTCGTCAGCAGTTAGCTCAACGGGGTCATAGTTGCTATCTAGCTTCCAGAGTTTATTATCGGCGGTTAGTAAAACTGTTAAAGAACCATCAGTATTGGTAAACTCAGAAATCGCTCCGACAGCGCCTGTAAGTAAAGATACTTCAGTAACTGTACCACGCTGTGTATACGCTGTAAAACCTGTAGAGTCAGTACCATCTAGTGTAAAGGTTGAAGAGTCTACGACAGTGACTGTGTAGGTATTGCCGTTCAGCTCTGTCATACCTTCAACATCTGTAATAATGACTTGCTCCCCAGTTTCGAGATTATGCCCGGATGCAGTGATAGAGCATGGATTAGCCTGTGTAATTGCAGTGATCGACGCTTCAGCAGGGTTAGAGTACTTTATCCACCCTTTACGACTTCCAATACGACCAAACTTATCAATAATACAGTTTGTCGCATCCAAAGCAAATTGAGAAGGCATCGTGATACCAGACTCTTGGGTATTTAGCCCATAGAAGCCCGGTGCAGATACTGTAACAACATTTAGAGTGCCAGCCATTAGATTTCAACACTAATTAGTTGTTCAGGGAATCGATTTGCTTCAATCGCAATGTGATCTGAGATAGACGAAGCCGCCAACCCAAATGCTTCAGTTGAAGACAACCCACCATCTTCCCCACGCTCTGCAACAGCCCTTGCATAGGCTCCAAGAACCACTGGTTCAGACGGAACTAGTAACACATCAGAACCGTTAACTAACGCATCTTGTGGGTCGTAGACGTTAAAGCGAAGAATATACGCCGCATCAGGAATAGGATAGATATCGACCTGTGTATCGCCATCAGCAGAGACACCATTGAATACATAGTACCGTGGAGGGCCGTTCTCTCCGGGACTTGCGACAAGCTTTTCGTTGAAGTACTGAATCGTCTTTGGCTCTAAGAAGTAATCCTGTGTGTCATTGATTACGTCAACCATGCGGAAACGCTGACCAGTCGTGTTCAACTCATAGTTAAAAATCCCACGTGTTGTTGTTGCTGTTAAAGTCTTTAACAGGCAGTTCCAGTTCCACGCATCTTCTACCTGTCGCTTAGAGTCGTTAACAAACTGTCCGATCAGTTTAGAATATGAGTTCTCAGATACACTCGATACTTCACGTTCCCGAAGCCGAATCAAAACTGAGTTTACAATCTCTAGGTACGTCATTTATCTGCTACTTTATATCTACGGCCTTCAAACGTAAATGACTTGTATCCTGCCTTTTTAGCTTGGCGATACATGTCACGGAAAGCCTTAGCTGATTGAGAATCGCCTTTGTACTGAGGAAAGTCTTTTGGCTGTACACGTTGCCCTTGAGCTTTCGCCCGATTGCTTGTACCGCCTGCATTTTGAGTAGCTCTTGTACCTACCACACCTGCCGCAACCCCAACCGCCGCTGACCTACGGGCAGTTTCACGATTAGTACGTTGGCCTCTAGTAGCTGGTGCAGATTGTTTCTGCCCCGATGTCTTTTTAGTTACCATGTCTTTCGCATGTTTTTGTGCTTCACGTACAGCTTTTGCACCATACTTAGCAATTGCTTTAGCTACACCCATTCGTGTAATAAATGCTAAAATTGCTGGAATTGCCATTACCATTTCACCTTATTAGCCCAATATGCCGCAGAGCATTTACCCTTAGCAATATTTTTAGCGTGTCTTGCTTGAAAGCTCTTACGCCGTTTACGATCTGCTTCAGATTCACCTTTCTTTTTAGGAGATCCTGAAACTCCTTGCTGTCCAAATCGAATAGTTCTGATTGTCCCATCTTCACACTTCGCAACAACAACGTGTGACTTAGTTGGGTGACTAGGAGTTCTTTTTGGTTTGTTATAGCCAGATACCCCAGCTCTTTCAAGTCTTGGATCTTTCTTTGACATTATTCATTCCGTGCCGCTGTAGCATTGTGTTCAATGACAGAAATCAAGATTGTTGACGACGCTGTTGCAGAGGCTTGGATTTTGTCACCGGCTTCCATCATGATAAACTCATTGTATTGACCGCCGATTTGAAAGAACTCTTTAGCAGAAAGAGAGTAGCCATCTAGAACTGGTAAAGACGCTGA